AAGCATCATTGCCTACTTCATGTTGATATAACCAATTATCAGAGCCAGCACCAATGGGAGGACCAAGAACAGATTGATCAATCCAAGCAGTACGGCCAAGAGTACCGTAGTCCCACTGTTGTAGGACGTAGTTATATTTGACATAGCTATCGTTCTCAGTCGATGAGGCGGATGGGTAAAACCATGAAATTTCATTAAATTGAGAATTGACGGCGCAGCAAACTTTATAAAGATAAGATTGGTTAAGATTTTGAAAAATCACATCCCAAATCGGGCAAGGAATTGGTTGAGGGCCGGACCCCATAGACATAAAAAATTGGTTTTGGCTCATCCAATAAATGGCGCCGTTTGCTTGTCCCATGCAATGTTTGCTGATGGCTCCGCAGTTAGAACCAATTTTGTTGAACCCATAAACAAGCGGCGGCCCAACATATTGCATCGCCCATAAATCAAGGTCAGTCCAAAGAAGTCCTTGCTGCGGCCCCTGAAAACCAGCGACAATTCTTGAGCCAGTAGGAATGCGGAACGACCCTGCCTGATTTGTTACGGTCGCAATCCAAGTAGTTGGATCGTTAACGTCGGACCAGCGGACTAAGAGAGGATCTGCCTGTAAAGTAAATGATGAACCATAAGCTATGACTTGTCGTTCTGGCATAGCGACAAAAATACCAGACGATAGCAAAGGCGCATTTCCGCCAATATACTGTGCAGTTTGTAGAGATCCTGATGGATTGTAATAGTAAATAGGACCTCCAGAAGAGCCCGTTAAAACAGGGCATGCAACAAGGTAAGAACCAAAGTTATCTAAGGTCCAATCGGTTGCTGTAATTGGTGTCCCAGGAACTTGTGGTTGAGCCGTACCAGAACCGTAACCACCAGTGCCGTAGCCACCAACGCCGTAACCCGTTCCAGTATTCGATGGGCCAATTGCTATATAAAAAACAGAATTAACGTTTCCGCTATTTATAGCAGTGGGGCCAGCAGAAGATGAAGCAGTGTTGGCTGCAGTAAATTGGAAAGTTCCGCTATTTATGACTTTGTTTACAATATACAAACCAAAGAGAGTAACGCCACCGATGGTTGTTGAGACACCAACATAAAATGATGCGCCAACAGATAAGCCGTGGTTATCTAAATAACATGTAACAACAGCACTTCCGCTTGAAACTTGGAAAGATGGTACTGCTACTAATTTGGCTGTTCCTGTACCGGTTCCAATGCCAGTAGCATTAAAAATTATACCAACTGTGTTGGCAGAGGCACCAATAGCCGTAAAATCTGTGGTCCCAACGCTCGTTATTTTATATGTTTGATTGATAATAAACGAACCGGCAGTAATTGTTGCACTTGTATCAACCGCACTTGTAGCGCTCGTTGGGACTTGAATTGAATATGTATTGTTGAATGCGGAGTATATCGCATAGGGACCATATAAGACTAAACCACCCACTGAAACAGGTGTAACGTAATTTACATAGTCAAAGGTAGATACTTGGATATTGCTATCTGTAACGGTGACAATTTGTGAATCAGACCCTGTGCTTGTTACAAAAACAGGCGGAGTATTGGTTACAGATGTCTGTGGCGTAATATCAAGAGGCGTTGAATTGATACTAGGCGTCAAAATATCAAGAGAAGATTCCGCGCCAATACCAAGGCGATTAACCCCGTTAAGGTCAGACCAACCTTTTAGAGCGCGTACTTTTGAATTAATTGGTGAAGTTGTACTTGCGTAGTTAACCCACCCGCCAAGCTTTTGAGCTAACCCAAAACCATTTCGTTCTGGCAAAAAGCGAATTAGTTGCGATGAAGAATAAGCGGCTTGGTTTAATACCGGAGTATTAGTGGTTTCTACGCCTGGCTTTAAATTTATTGTTGCGTGAGGCATGGATTACCTCGTAGGCGATGCGACAGGCGCAGGTGAATATGATGTCCATGCAGCGGATTCAAACTTCTTACGATTTTCTTCAATCATCGCACTAGCCTTCAAAGCTTGGTACTGAGATTCGTAAGTTTGAGCCATTTGCGGGTCATCGTTCATGCGGCCAAAGTTGCGTTGATATGCGGAGATATAGATCATGGATGCCATGATAAACAAATCCGGCAAATAGGTAGATATAAAGGTTGTTGTATTAGTAGCAGACAGCGGAGCCGATCGAACAGTGCCTGTTAAACGAACCGTATAATTTGTGCCTGGCGTTGGTCCGACGATAATATTTTGAGATGTATTACCAGTGGTTGCGGTATCGCCACCGTAGACAGCAAAATATTGAGGCAATCCCGTGTCAGACCCAGAACCATAAACGTTTTGAATATATTCTTTTGCTACTGGAACAAGTGGAGTAGAGTTTCCAGAATCATCAAGAACTTCAAAGGTTTGCGGCACTATAAATTGGGACGTTGGAATAGTTAAAGTATTGTTGTTAACGGTAAATGAGTAAGCTGTCGTGCTTATTTGTGTAGACAAGAAGTCCAAGTCGCGTTGAATACGAAGTTCCGCATAGTCAATCATGCTAGGCAAAATAATCGTGTAATTGGGATCCGTTACGGGGATAACGGCCATTGTCGCAATTTGTTGGACGTAACTTGAATAAGTAAGCGACATAGATCACCCAACCATATTGAAAGAAACGGTTTCTACTTCTGAAACGCGCTTAGACCACCCCTTGCCAAATGTACCATAGGTCGAGAGAGATTGTAAGAAGGCTAATCTTGCTTCACAGACGGCTGTAGCAACTTCGCGAGGGTTTGACGTTTCAAGAGCGCGTAGCGTGGCGGGCCCGATTTGTCCGTCGACATTAACACTGAGTACCGACTGAAGGGCTTTCGCGGCCCTCGAGGGGCCCGAGTTGATGGCAAAATCAAAGACGGCATAATCTACGCCTTCTGGCAGGTCGTCGCCTTTAATTGTATCCCAATATTTAGCCTTATACAAAGGCATGACATCGTTAGGTTTTAAGTCCCTAATGTCATCTTTAGTTACCTCATGCCCCACCCATTCTTCCCAAACTGCTTTTGTGCAGCCAAGGTTTGTGGCCCCACCGGGGTCTTTTGGGTTGTCAACGTAACCACCTTCGTTTTTAAGGACGAGGGCAAAGCATTGGGGAAAGTTGTCGGCCGCCATATTATTTTCCTAATGCGGAAGTTAAAGCATCCGTCTTTTGTTTAGAACCTGCCGAAGAACCAAAATAAAAACCCATAACGCCCGTCCATGCCGTGCCAAGGGTACCAATTAACATTAAAAGCGCCTCGCCGCCCGTAGGTGGAAGACCATAGTGTAGAATATAAGCTACAATACCAAAGAACCCGACCGTTACGCCAACAGCCAAAACCCGTGGAATCCAATCCCGTGTTGCAATTTGCATGTTGCGGGCCGAGTCTCGGTCGGCGGCAGAGATGCGTTCTAGATCAATATCTAGCGACTTCATTTGAACTTTAAAGTCGGCATCAATCTTTTTAAGTTGCGCTAACTGATCACCATTTGGGTTGGCCAAAGCGGCCATAATATCTTCTTCTGTACCATCAGGGTGGCCAAACAATGCGCCGGAGATAGCACGAACCGCCATTCCAGCGACTGGACCGCCAAGCGCTGTGGCAATTGTTGGGGCTACTGAACCTAAAAGGGGGCCAAAAGTTTTAAGAATGTCCATGTTATTTCACCGTTGCCATAAGGATTACACCGATTACACCAATACCGATTACCAGAAAACCGACAATACTGCTAACCATAATCAAATCCTTGCGATTTTCTTCCTGCTCTTTCAAAGCTGCTGCCGCCTGTCTAGCCGCCTCTTTCCGCATTTCAATAATTTGCCGTTGTATACCTTCCCATGCGGCGGGCCCGTATTGGCCAACGAAAAGGTTTTTTACCTGCAACTGCATATCAAGGGCTTTGGCTTTAGCGGCGTAAACCTTAATAGCTTCGGCTTCGTATTCGGCTTGGCTTTGAAATAGCTTCTTTCTACGCGGCGACGAAGCAACCGTAACGATTTGGGCAACTTTACTAAAAAGGTTACCAACCTTCTCAGCTGTCTCCATCATGTCCCGCCCTTGGTCCACAGCCGACTTGATTGAGTTAAAAATGGCTGTAGCGCCTAGAACAAGACTAACAGGATCCATGGCACCCTCAAGATTGATTGATAGGCCGCGACAATTGACTTATTTGCGAAGCTATCTGGCTTTCAACAGCTATTGTATTGATGCTTTGCGACACCCATTCAAAAGCTTGAGCGTATGTAATTTCACTGTAGGGCACAAAGTTAGACAGATCAGGGGCACCCAAATGGACAGTGCCAGATAAAGACGTTGAAACGTTTCCGTTAGTACCCGTGCAAATCCAATTAATGGCCGCAACTACATTTGGTGGGTCATTATAAGAGAAGTTGATAACGAATTGAGGAAATGACCATGTGAATTTCATGATCTGCCTTCAAGGCGGTCAACTTTGTCAGAAAGTTCTTTAACGGCTTCAATCAAAAGGGCAACAATTCGATCGTATTTGACCGCCTTATAGCCGTCTTCTCTTGTAGCAACCACTTCTGGCAAGACCGATTCAATCTCTTGGGCAATAACGCCAACATCGTGCTTGCGGATAAAGTAACCGTCTTCCCCGCCGGCTTCGGCAATAAACTCATCGGACCAATCAAACTCAACGCCGTTAATTGTGTTAACCTTTTTCAAAGCGTCGGTAATTTTTGATACGTTATTTTTAAGGCGTTCGTCGGAAGAATAGTATCCAGTGATGTTGTTTGTAGCGCGGATTTCACCAGTAACGCCAGAAGCGGGGGTACCAACGCCAAGTGAGTCAACTTGAAGAGACCCAGAAATAGTTTCACTTGAAACACTAAGATTGCTAATAGACGCGCTAGGAACAGATAAGCTGCCACTTAGTACTTCATTAACGCCATAAATGTTACCAGAAAAGTTACCAGTTGCGGCATTTAAGGTTGTGCAGTTGACGGTTCCAAAATTTACTGTGGCGCTTGAATCGCCAAGAATGCCGTCATCAGATTTGTTAACGTTTCCGCCTGATGCATAAAGAAAAATACTAAACCCTTGCGGGACAACAACGACTGTCCCTGCGGCCGAGTTTGATCCGCTATTGGATCCTATTGATACGTTATAAGAACCAGTAGTCGCGTTACTAACCACCCACGAGCCGGAAATGCCTTGTGGTAGCAAAACAAGTTGGTTAGCGTTCAATGAACCAGTCAACAAAATTCGAAAACACTGCGACGTATTGGCAGTAGGGGTGGCGGTTGGCGCCGAAATCAACGTATAAGTTGGAGAAGAAGAGCTACTAACAGTTACAGAGGTCGTAGAACCAAGAACATAATCAAGGATCGAAAAGTTATTATTAAGCGGCTGATCCCACGTTGGCGACGTACTATTATACGCGGGTTCTGTAAGGTTAATATTAGTCGTCTGAGTCGCCATTTGATTTTACCTTTTTACAACCTAGTAATTGCTGAACCGTGTCTGTTTCATAAATTTTTATCCCGTACCAAACGATAGGGAATAACGCACCGACTTCTGGGATCCATCCCATGATTGCACCCATAGCCGCGGAAATTGACAGCCCATCCATAAAATGTTTGACGCCGGCGTCTAAATGTTCTGTCAAAGTCATGATTAATTCCCCGCACCAAGTGAGTGCAAACCGACAAAGCAATTATAACCTAATTTTGGGTGAATAAAAAGTTCCATCATGGGAGCGCAACATCGGTAGATGGATAGGTTCTCTTTGACCCAGGCCATACGATACGAACAGCACCATTACCACCTGCGCCGCCATCACCAAAGACGCCAGAATCGTAAACGCCACCTGCTCCACCGCCACCGCCGTAAGGGCCAGAATACCCAGGAATACCGCCGCCGCCGCCGCCTTTTGCTGCGTTTGGCACAGTACTGTCACCGCCCGTCATACCTGCAACAATTGTTGTAGATGCTACCGTTTGAGGTGTAGAATTATAATTTGCGGCTACATAGGTACCTACTCCGCCAGTGCCGGTTCCAAACGATACGATTTGCGTGCCGGGGATAATGACCGCTCCACCACTTTGCGTTTGTATTGCTTGGCCAACAACTATGGTCCCGGTTGATACGGCAGTAACCGTTAAAGTTGTCCCAGAGATAGAACCGGTAAAGATTGCTCCAGAGCCACCGCCGCCCCCTTGGAAACCGTTTACAATATTTCCACCGCCAGCGCGCCCATCATTTGCCTGACCAAAAATGCCAGTACCACCGCCACCGCCACCCGCAGATGAAGCATGCGCTCCAAAACCAGCACCGTTTGCGCCACCGCCGCCCGAACTTCCGCCCGAACCCGCGCCACCCGACCCTCCACTAGAAGATCCATTAGCACCAGCACCACCGGCGCCATTATACCCTGCCGCACCACCGCC